TGATACTGTGTCTTTTTAGTATCTGGATGTGTTTGATGAAAGACATAGTGTCCATAATTAGAACAAATTTTATTATCTTTATCAGCAAGTGTTTTCCAGAAAGGGGAAGCCTTTGATAAACCTTGATCTACATCAAGTGATCCATCAAAATAAGCCAACAGCTCGCGAGATAAATATTTTTGGGCTACAGGACTGCGCAAACTATGCACACGATCCTCAGGATTAGTGAGAATATAATTCACATCAAATGCTTGTTGACCTGAGCCAGCCCGTGCCTCAAAAAGTTCACCATGAGTACTAATGTGCTTAATACCATCTACAACAAGACTATCAACATTATCAGCAATAATGTCAGTTGTCTTGGGTATAAAGAATGAATCCTTCTTATTTTCCATTCCATATGAATAAGCCGATAATAACAAAAGTAGTATAAAATATGTCTGCATGTCCCTAATACCTATTTTAAAAAATAAAACATATTCTAAGTGTAAATGAATTATCAATTAAATCAAATGTATTGTATGCATTAGAGATCTATTTAATATGATTTTGGAATGAAATCCCTGCCGGTTACATATAGGGGAGGCTACGTGTATATCCAGCAGGGCTAAAAAAGTAGGAAAGTGTGAACTTGCTGACTAGAATATCAATAAGCTTTACGCAGTTCCATCATTTCTTTATAGAGTTGTTTTTTAACATCATCAGTCAATCCATTAGCAAACGCATTAGCTCTGCTTATAGGGCTCTCTCCTTGCTGAGGTGATAATGATGCAAGCGGTTTAGGTTTATTGGCATTACGTTGTGCCATTTCTCTATCTTTTTCATAAAGATCTTGTTGGGGCTCGATGCCAAGTTTCTTGATCATTGTGTAAGCACTTACGGCTTTATTATAAAGATCGGGTGAAGACTGAAGCGTTGCTGCTATTTCAGGGTAGGTCATACGAAGCATCTCAATATTGTCTTTAGAGACAACTTTATCAAAGTCTGGATATTGGGCCTTAAGACGAGCTTCAGCCGTCATCTCTGTTGATCGTTGTTCATATTGTTTAAGCTGTTGTTCAAGTTTCTTAACTTGTTTTTGAACTTTAGATAAATGTTTACCCTCAGCAAGTTCGTCAGGCTTAAGAAGTACTTCATCGTCTTCAACGGGAGCTTGTTGTTGTGGTTGTTGAAACTGTTGGGCATAGCGTATCGCTTCATCCCGTTCTCGCTCAAGGCGTTCTGCTTTTTCTCTTAATGCACGGATATTTTTAGCAAGTGACGTTTCTTCTTGCGTAGGCTGGGCTTGTACAGGCGCTTGTGCTTCTTGTTGTTCAATTGGTTCGGCAAGTGTTTGTTCTAATTGCACATCTGGATTATTGTCGTCGTAAATCATTCTATTCCTTTTCTAACATAAATTGTACGGGAACGGTATCTTCTTCATTGTTTAATTTTTTAGCTTTAATAAGCAATGTATTATCATAAAAGTCTAAAACATAGCGTATAAGATCTCGTTGATCTTCAGGTAATGAAAGTGCGTTAGCGCGAATAAACTCGCAACTATCTTTTGATGGGATGACCCAAAGAAATTCTACTTTATTATCTTTAATGTGATAGTGGTAAACAATCTGATCATAGGTTGGTGTAGGGCAGGCATATACCCAAAAGAAATAATTCCGTAGAACATTTTTCATCAGTTTTTCTTTTTTAGTCGTAACGACCACAAAAAAATCATGGTTTATTGTTTTTTTGCCCGATTCTATGCATTGCCAAAGATTATATTCATAGTCAGTGAGCATTTCGCGCATTTGATCGATGGGCGTGTGATTAGGATCATCTTTTTGAAGAAGTTCTGAAGATATTTTACCCACCGTATCTTTTTTATTCATGGAGCCCTTCCTGTTTAGAGCAAATCATGCTTTAAAAGACAGAAAAAAACAACGCCCCCAAAAGAGTAGAAGGGCGTTGCACAAAGGATGAGGTCCGCGTATTTTTATTTTTTCTTTTTTGCAGGTTTAACCTTTTCTCCAGCTTTTCGGGCTTCAGAAAGGGCGATTGCGATAGCCTGTTTACGGTTTTTTACAATAGGTCCCTTTTTGGAACCACTATGTAATTCACCTTCTTTATACTCATGAAACACTTTTTCCATTTTAGAATGTTTCTTTTTCTTCTTTTTATGAGCTAATGGGAGTCCTCTAATCTTTTTCATTATTTACCCTCACGTTTATTTTTTCGTTTCTTTAGTTCAGGATACATACGGTACACTTTTGCTTTTATTCCATCGGGATTTGGAGCAAAATGAGCCCGGGCCAATGCATTGCGTGCATGGGCAATATCAGGAATGGGAAAACTATATTTATTAGCACCACCAGACGAACCGGCAAAATCTTTGGGGGCTACATTTTTGTATTTACCGGCACTTGATGAGCCTTTCTTACTACGCATCTTTTCTTCAACGCCACGTTTTACTTTAACACCTTTGGCTACAGTTACTTTTTTGGCCGACTTCTTTTTCATTAGTCTTCCCTTTGGTAATCAAAATAGTTGCGTGGCTCGCTTACAACAAGGTCATCAATATACGGGTTATCGTAATAACTTACCGTAGGCCATTCATGATGTTGTGCCATGCGAGGTAGATTAGCCATAGCATTCGGGTCTTCAGTGACGAGGCCCGCATCTGCAGCTTCTTGTCGTCTACGGGGATCAAGGCCAGCGTAAAAAGAATTCCGCATATCCATAACACGATCCATAGCTCGGTCATTATATTCATGAGCTTTGTAATGAGATCTGTCATAACGTTCTCGCTGTTCCCTACGTGTTATTGCATTTTCTTCTTGCATTAAAGTTAATGAATCTTTTGATCTATTTCTAATCATTCTAGCCATTAGCGCACCCTTTGTGTTTCTTCAAAGATTAATCTTCTATTAAGCTCGCGTTGCTTTTTAGATTTCTTCTTGAGATTGGCAGGCTTGCCTAAAATAGCGTACGCAATTTTTTTTGGTTTATCGTCAGGTCTTGGCATAGCAGGCATATAATTCTCCTTTTAAAAAAGGGCTGCCGAGTGTCCACAGCAGCCCCTCAAGAGTAGAGTATGATAAGTGTTTTTTATCTATACTTTTTTTGGGAAGAAATGTTTACGGCGCTGTGAATCATCAAAGTCCATCTGATGATCAATACCTTCAATGTTGTCATTCAACCCCTCAGGAAGATAAGGGCCAGTCCTAGGATACGGCTTAATCATAACCTCTTGTGGCAGATTAGCGATAGCTCTCATATCTTCACGAATCATGCCAGCATCTTCCATTTCCTGCGTACGACGTCCTTCAATGCCAGCATATGGCTCAGGTCCCATACGACTTGGAATGTAAAGAGAACGTTCCATAGAACTTCCTCGAGAATGTTTCATCTCATCATTATGTTCTTCGCGCATATGCCCCATTACTCTTTCAACAGGTCCACGCTCATATCGTTCCATGCCCATATGTTCATCGCGACGCGCTTTTTTTGATGCATAATGTCTTGCCATGGTTTGGCCTTTCGTAGAAACTGCTTACGCTCTTTGCGCAGCAAGGTTATCACCTCTAACTACAGATTCTGCTGGTGGCATTTGAGGTTCTTGTAACGCCGCCTCTTGGTGTTTTACCATGTTTGATAAAGCTATTAATTTCTCTATCTGGTTAATATCAATCTGATCTATCTCTTTAAGAGCTTTAACGAGGTTTAGTAGTCCAACCTCTTCATCTTTAACAGCAGCCGCTCTACGTTCTTCGGCTAACGCCTGATTCTCTTGAACACGGCTTACGCGTTCAATGCCAAGTCCCTGATCAGCCGCAGCTCGTGATCGAGCTAGTTCAGTACGCGCCTGTTGTTCTTCTAGTGCAACCTGTTGCTGCATTTGTTGTACTTGTTGTACTTGTTCAACATTCTTTCGCACCGCTTCAACAAGTTTGTTCTTATTTTGAATCGTTGCAGAATCAAGAAGCAGATCATCGGGTATAGGAACGCCCGCTTCACGCAATTGAAGAAGCTGAGCAAAGTTCATTTGTTTTTGCGTCTCGGTATTTAAACCTTCTTCTATTACACAGTCATAACGTCCGAATGCTTTATTGTAAAATTGTGGAGAAGGTTCTTCCCCCTGTAAGATCTTTTTAATCTTACCTGGCGTAAAGCTTGTTTGAATGAGATCTAAGCAAAGTTTACCAAGGAGCTTTTGGGATCTATCCAACTGATCAAAGAGAATCTGTAGAGTGGTAAGCCCTGCTCCTTGGCGAAGCATTGATAATATTCCTGCTTTGTCGTCAGTAGCACTTCCAAGAAGTTCTTCATTAACACCAGAAATCTGGGAAACTTCCTGTGCCAATAACTCAGATAATTGGATCATCGATGGTGGTATAGAAGGAGCTACAATTTGCTCTGCATCGGTCATTTGTGCTTCTTCTTTAAGCGCTAGGCCGCGCCCTTGTCCTGATAAGAATACATCTTTAGGATTAACAAGTGCATTCTCTTTGTATTTCCATCCAGAGTTGATTTGAGATTCAAGGATATCGAGTTCTATAACACGACGTCTATTGTACAGATATTGGGCATCTCGCAAACCCCTAACCACCCCTTGTAAACGGTGCGGGTAATATGGCATTTGGGGGTTGTAATAAGCAAACACAGGAACGAAAGGATAGCTATCAATCCCCATCGGATTTGGGCCATCATACATTACCTTTCCTTGTACTACGATTGCTAAGCGCACCGTAGGTATTTCTTGCTCTACAACGGTTACCGTAGGATATACCTGTAAGAAATCTCGTAATCCGTCTTCATTAGAGCTGCGCCATTCCATAGTTTCACCCGTTTGTGTATCAACGAGCATCTTTTGTGTGCGATAATCTCTGTAATAATATTCGTCATAGGTAAGTAAATTTTTCATGCCATAGTTATAAGACTCAGGCATATATTGAAACTTACCATCGCGACCAGTTCCTGAATCGTTACCAATAAGACCTAGGATCTCTGTAGCGTGGTCAGGAAGGAGGGAAATGCATTCGCGTTTGGTAAGGAACGATCGTTTCCATATTGAATTACAATCTGAAAGGTCATGCTTTCTAAAATAAGGATCTATCAAGAATGAGTTATATGAACAGTTATCTACTCTTATATTGCCAGCTACTGGATCACTTCTATAATCTATCCATACCTGGAGCAGATTAAGGCCGGTTACTAGAGCACCGTGGAATGAGTCCGATATCGTCTCAAGGACGCCCTCTTGGTTGTGTATCCAGAGCATGATTTTAGAAAATTGATCGGCCGTTATTTGATCCCCATTTTCCACAGGAACCACGATGGTGGATTTACGATTACGGCGTTGATGGCCACCGATCATGTTAATCACACGGCGTATTCTATTAAAATTAAATTGTCTTCGTCTATTAGCAGGAAGATTACCACCATAAAGATCGTTCCACAGGGTTTGATCACCCTCCATGAACCGCGTATCGGTATCGGCCTCTGCCCAGAAAGATTGATTGATCGTTATACTTTCTGCGTAGAACGCTTCCATCCGAGACAGAATTCCCTTGTGGCGCTCGTCATAATACTGGGGTCCTAATTGTGGAAATAGCATTTAATTTCCTTTTTTAACATTAGAAACTTTTCTGTTTGTGTTATTTACTTGAGGTGTTACCCAGCGACAATTTCCAGGTTCATAGTTACCATCATTATCTATTCTATCTATCTGTAAACCAACGGGTCTATCGCCCATATCGGCATAAAAATTTTCAAATTTAAGCCATCTGTCCGCAACTTTTATACCTCGACCGCCATAATATTTATAATTCTTAAAGTTAGGATTAAGACAGCGACGTACTATGCCAGTCCAAATTCGAAAAGTATCGGTATATGACATACCATGGGTTTTTACTCTGCATTTATGGCATTTGGTAGAACTACCTGATTTTAATTGATGTCCAGCTATATTTTTAGAAGTACCACAAGAACACAGGCAGGTATAATACCATTCATTTCTTTTCTCATTTTTTACCTTCCCAACAACTTGCCAAGCTCCGAAAGTTTTCCCAATCAAATCATCGACTTTATTAAGCTCAGACATACAGCATGACTTACATTGCGTGCTTGCGCCTTTCGTCAACGTCGTTACTGTATGTATTTTTATAGTACCGCAGTCACATCGTGCACTATAAAGTTGCTCACTTTTTTTATTTTGACCTTCATAGTCAATAATTGTCCATTTACCAAATTTGGTGCCAATCATATCTCTCATAGGATTGCCCTTTAATAAGTTAATTATAGGGCTCATTATACTACGAAACGAATAATAATGTGGCTCGAATTGATAAACAACTTTGATGGCCGTCTCCTTTTAAACTAAAGACTATTATGGGTAGTCTAGAAAGGAAAAGCTCCGTGAGCAAGAATTAAATTATTACTGCACGGAAAGATGTATATTAAGCAACTGTACTAACTCAGGATAAATCTTTTTTAGTTCATCAAATGTCGCCAATTTGTCGGCAGTTGATTTATGAACAACTCCCTGGTAGTTAAATTCACCTGGTTTTGATGAGACAGCAAGGATCATAATTTGTACTTGTGACATTTTGTCACGATTTAATGTCTCA